GGGACCAACCAATACTCTTAATGATAACATCAACAGGTTCAAGAAATGCCTTGGAAAACTGTGTGTCATAATCAACGTATTGGTGCATACCAAACTCAGAAGGTAAACGACCTGGATATGAAATCACCATATCTTTAAACGGGTTAGGTTGTTTGAGATATGTAAACTTCAACTTCTCACCTTCCTGAATCAGAGGGTATTTCTTTTCGAGACCCATCTGTTTGAGGTAGTGATTATACAGAATCGCACCCTTAACATGAATTGGTGTGCCTTTCTTATACAGACTTGTAGAATCAGAATACTCTTTCAAGTTGTTCAGACCACGAGGGAAACTAATTTCTTCTGGTGGCAGACCTTTGAATTCTTCTCTAAAGTCGGCGATAAACTTTTGCACATCTTCTTCACTTCCACGCAACATCAAAGCAATCAATGCCTTCATCTTACCACGAATGATAGATGGAGTAGATGACTTGACCATTTCAAGACCCATAACCTTGATATCAGGTATGGCATATTGAACACCTTCGTTGTTGTGTACGTGCATGATGTAACGTTTCTTGGCAGTCCAGATACCTTTATCTGCCAATGCTTCACGCTTCATTTGCATTTTTTGTGCGTATGCGTTAACATACGAAGCAAGCTCCTGATAAGACGCATCAATGTAAGGTTGTATTTTATCCTCACAGACACGGTCCATGAAGGAGATAATTTGATTAACATCAGTTCGGTCCGAATACACTTTATCCACAAGTGGACCAAGTTTGAGATAAATCGAATCTGTGTCTGAGGCGATAACATAGTCTAATTCCGTTTTCAGTAACCCATTCATATAGGCATTAAGTTTCTTTTCAATCCAACGAATAGACAACTGACCGGCAGTAGTCACACCAAGTGCCATACGCAAGTCATAGAAACGGAAATATTGTGAACCAAGAGCACCATAAGCGGAGTTCAAACCGACTTTCTTTGCGAGTTGCAGATTGTTATATCGTGCGATACGTTTTTCAATCTCATACTTCTTAGAATCATCAGTCTCAGCTTCATAATCTTGCTTCGCCTTAATCATCAACTTCTTAAACTTCTTACGGTCTTCATACATTTCTTCCATCATCTTAGGCAAGAAACCTTGCATATCAGTACGGAAGAATTGACCATTAGGTGTAATCGTTGCGTTCTTTAATTGTGATAAGTCAATCTGTTTATCAATCATCTTATCGACTGTTACACCTTGCGAAAGAATCTGGCGCATTTCTGGTGTATAGTCTTCAGGTTGTATCAATGTCTCAGGTGAGATATTGTACTGCATCATCAAGTGAGGGTACAAAGAGTTCAAGTCAAAAGAGGCAACATAGTTATGCATACCAACTTGAACTTCTTTAACATACGCACCTTCAAATGCGGAGTTTTTACTTTGAACAACACGAGGCGGTACAACGATGCCTTGTTCCATCAGATAGGAATAAGTCATAGAATCCCACATACGGGTCTGTGCAAAGATATCTTCGTAGTTGGTTTTGGTATCGTATGCAAGGGTCATTGCCAATTCAAGCAACTTCAACTTTTCATCTAACTTCAAAATCAACTCAACGTCTTTAATGTTATATTCAATAAAGAGTTGGAAGTTACGCTTATACAGGTCATGCAAGTTATCATATTCATCATATGACAATTTGTTCTCACCGATTTCAACGTTTGCAATATTATCTAGGCGATATGATTCTTGTGATTTACCGCCTGGCGCATACCAACGATACAGTTCAATGTAGTCAAGTGTTGCAATACCAAGTAGTTCATATGCAATGTTCTCTTTACCCATTGCCATAACTTTGCGCTCAGAGATTAGACCCCAAGGAGAAAGTTTGCGTTTGGCATCTTCACCAGATAGTTTCTCAAATCGATTGCAGAGATATGGAATATCAAAGAACTTAATGTTCCAACCAGTAATGATATCTGGTGTTTGTTCTTGCCAGCGTTCAAGGAACTTGGTCATCAGGTCGTGTTCATCTTTACACTTGATATAGATTTCATCACCTTTCAGTTCATAGTCACCACAACCCCACACATAAGTTTGACCATTCACATACTTCAAACAGATAGCAGTGATTGGTTCATATGCTTTATATGGGTCAGGGAAACCATTCTCTGAACCGACCTCAATATCGATTACGCCAACTGAAACATGGTCTTTATCCCAGTCAACCATACCTTTATGTTGTTCAGCAATAAAGGCATATTCGAAACGAGATTGACCATAGATTTTAAAGTTGCCAACATCTTCATAGTTCTTAATGAAGTCACGTGCTTCACGGACATTTTCGAACTTCATCGCTTCAAGTGGTTCACCTTGAAGATTCTTAAAGGCAGTCTGTCTTTTCGCAGGCAAAAACAAAGTCGGCGAGTAAGCAATTTTCAACTTAACTCGCCGACCTTCTTTGATACCACGATACAGAATGTTATTGCCTACTGTCAATACACTTGTATAGTAATTCATTTAATAATTATATCACACATTTGGAATCGATGAGGCAATTTGAATACCACTACCGAAAATTTGATTATACTGATTCTCTAATTCACGCACTGGTGTAGATACGAAAAGGATGTCAGCACGGTTAATATCGTAACCAGTTGATTTGAATTCTTCTGAGTACTCTACGAATGGTGAGAATGCAATACCACCTTGTGGGTTTGATTGACTTGGTGGTACAGAAATAACCTGAACTGGTTTTGTAATGTTTACAGTTGCACTTTCAGGCAGGTCTGTCACATCACCCAAAATTGTGTGATTCGTCTTGAACGTTATCAGCTTTAAAGTCATAATGTTTAATTTCCAAAATAAATTGTTGTTGTAATGCAAATGAGGCTGCGTCAGAGAAAGTCTCAAACTCTCTCATATACACAGTCGGATTATTATCGTTTGTGTATGAAACTCGGTACATTATGCAGGCACCTTAAAGTTTGCGTTTCCATCCAACACATCTAGTGTCACCCATTTCTTAGGGAACATCATTTCCCTTCCAACATAGTTACGCATATCGCTTGTGGGGTCATCCACAAGTCCAACGACCTCAACCATGTTGTCGAATTCTCGGAGGAACAAATCGTACTTATATGCACGAGGCAATTTGTTGTCGATAGCGATTTGTTTTGCGAGTTTGGTTGTGTTCATAGTAAAATAATACCTCATTTAATTAACATTGATTGTGCATTGTAACATAGTTCTTGTTAATGTGCAAGCCCTATGTTACATCTTTGCCTTAAATAAAAGGCGTCAGATTTGGCGGTGTCCAGCCCTCAGGTTTGAGAACTTTGCCGTCTACACGCTTGATAACCTTGCCTGTCTTTGCATCAATCTTGGCAAGATTGCTTCGGGCAACTTCTGCCCATGCGCCGTCTACATCATAACCCTTCATGTAACAGAATCCGAGTGTAACCCAAATTAAGTCCATGCAGGCATCTAGTTGTTCAACTTCGTCTTTTTTGTTTAGTGCTGCAATGAACTCATTGTATTCTTCTACCATAAGGTTACGGTATAGAGATGCATTGCTTGGTGATGGCACTTGGTCGCAGGCGTCAATAAAAGTATTAACGTCATTCTTCATAATATTCATAGTAATCTTTCTGGTTGCGGACCTAGGATTCGAACCTAGAATTAAGGATTATGAGTCCTTTGTGATACCGTTTCACTAATCCGCTATTAATATTTAGTCCATCAAAACATAATCGTTCTTCGAAACGCCACATTCTGGACAATTCACTTCGTCAGGTAGAGACAACCAATCTGATTCATTCAGTTGGTGACCACATACTACACAAACATAGATTCGTTCTTTTTGTTCAGACATTATTGCACCTCTTGTAACATTTTTTGATAGGCGGTTGCATGGCGTTCTTCAACTTTTGCCAATGCTGCGAAACGTTTTTCTGCCAATGCGAGAACCTTTTTAAATTCGTCTGCATGGTATTCTGATTCAGCAATTTGGTGTGCTGCTTCACGTTCTGCTTCTTGATTACCTTCTACGATTGCTTCTTGTTTCATCTTAGGGTACATATGAGTAAATTCTTCTGTCTCACCTTCGATAGCAAGTTCCAAACACTTGAATGTGGTAGGTTTACCAATCAGTAATTCAAGGTGACCCCATGCATGAAGCAATTCTTGGTCAGCAGTATGTTCAAAGTGTTTTGCAACTTCTTCGAAACCTTCTGCTCGTGCCAACTTAGCAAAGTATCGGTATTTTGTATGTGCTTGAGATTCACCTGCAAAGGCTGCCTCAAGATTCTTAATTGTAATGCTCATAGTTTTCTCCATAGTTTCGTACTAACAGTTAATACTTAGTCATAGTATACATCAATTTTGAGGTTTGTCTAATTGTTTATCACTATCAGCGTAATTGACTTCGTTAATGTAGATTGCACCGTCTTTCTCCTCAATGTTGAGAACTGTGCCGTCTTTCCATCCCATTTCTTCACAGAGTTCAGGAGGCAATTCAATGATTGCATCACCGTTCTCACAAATCTCCAGTACTTGGGAAGTGTATGACTTATACTTGTTCAACTTTTACTCCTGCTTTTTCCAAGAACCGAATTCCGTCTTCACTACGATAAGCATTGCGATAATAAACAGAATTGATACCACTTTGAAAAACAAGCTTGGCACAATCAAGGCAAGGAGCGTGGGTGATAAACATAGTAGCACCATCACCACTCTCAGTAGATTTTGCAAGTTTAGCAATTGCATTAGTTTCTGCATGAAGTACCTCTGGTTTCGTAACTAAGTCTACACGACCGACTGGTTGATGTAGTTCAATCTCACAATTGTTATCCCAACCAGTTGGCATTCCATTATACCCAATCGAAATAATACGGTCATCTTTTACAATGACCGCACCAACATGAAGTCTCCGTGCTGAAGAATGTTCAGCAAAGATTTCAGCAGTTGCCATGTACGATTGAATGTACTTGGTTTTCATTCTTCAGCTTTCTTGCCTTTGCCTTTTGGACGGGTGTTCAATTCAAACATCTGTGCCTGAATCATACTGTTCTTGTATGCACTACGCAAAGTAGGGTCAACGATAGTTGCCATTGTACGCTTCACTTGTTTTGGCAATTTGAAACTGGCAGTAGTCTTATAAATCATTTTGTTTTCCTTAAACATCTACAAATTTTAATTCAAAATCTTCAGCACGTTGTTCGTGCCCCTTATAACCACGAGGGTTACATACGATTCGTGTTTCACCAATCATGTAGTCAAATGGTTCATGTGTATGTCCATGAGTCCATAGTTTGATACATGGTCTGTCTTCAATGAACTGGTCTAACTCACTAGAGTAACCACCATTCATAATCTGGTCTTGCTTGTAACGAGGGTGTGTTGACTGGCGACTTGGTGCATGGTGACCGACAACAACATATTTGTTTTCGTTCTTACCCATCATGTCAGTTACGACTTGAATGTACTGCACCATTTTCTTGTGGTCTTCAACCGCATCTTCTGGTGAGAACTTCGCATCACGCAACTTGAACACAGGTTTGTTCCGTGCCTCAGTAGGTTGTTTCAACCATTCTTCATCAGTCATACCAACTGGTTTGTCAACAGGCATATAGACCTTGTAATTCACTTGATTGTTACTATTGGTAACACAAACAAAGTCATTCATCATTGA